GGGCAGCATCACCCTCGACGCAGACCTATCAGGCGCCATCAACTGGTCGGCCTCAATCGCGCGGCAAATGCCGTTCGCCACGTCTCACGCGCTCAACCGCACGGCCTTTGACATCCGCCAACAGCTCAACCACGAGACCGGCAGATATTTCGATCGCCCCACCCGTTTCACCCAAACCGCCTTCCGCGTTGACAAGAGCACCAAGCAGAACCTCACCGCGCTGATCTACGCCGAGGATCAACGGGCCAGATATCTGCGCTTTGGTGTCGATGGCGGCTCACGCCCCCAGAAGGGATTTGAACGCAAGTTCCTAGGCCTGACCGCTCCGACGATCTCACCCAACGCTCAGCTGCGCCCTACAGGCGCTGTAAGGCGCAATGCAGCGGGCAACGTGGGCCTCGCCACCCTTCGCAACATCAGCGAGCGCAGAGCGACCAAGGGGCACCGCAGCGTGATGGTTGGCCGCCCCACTGGTGGCGCTAGACCCCCAGGCATCTACGAACGCACAGCACGGGGCAAGCTGCGCCCGCTGTTCATCGCCACCACCACGCGGGCTAGGTACACACCACGCTTGCCGATGTCGGATATCAGCATGAAGATCGCCGAGACCCGCTGGATGGACTACCTGATGAGCAGCTTGCAGCAGGCAATCGCTACCGCCCGCTGAAATCCCTTGCGCCGCAACGGGTCTCAGCCGTCGAGGTCGCGGGTCCTTTCGGCCTCAAAGCCTGCGGGTCGTTCGTGCGCGCGTTGTTGGGGTAGGTGCGGGGTGGGAGGTTTGTGAGTCCCTGAGGTGCACTTTCCCCCTCCCCCGTTATTATTTAGGGGCATTTAATTGACATTAAGTCGCAATAAGGCTGGATGCTGCTTACTAAGGCCGACGCCGCAAGAGCTTTAGGCGTTCATCCTTCCGCGATTTCAAATGCCCTGCGCGATGGGCGCCTGGTGCCTGTGACTGGGCCTGACGGCCGGGAGATGATCAACGGCGATACGTTGCGCGATGACTGGAAGCAGAACACTCGGGCGAGGATGCGGCCGGTGAACGTGAGGACCAAGAGCGCGCCGATATCTCGGCCTAGTAGCGATGTGCCGGACTACAACGAAAGCCGAGCGCGGACTGAGCACCTGAAGGCGGAGCTATTGGAGCTTGAGAGGGCGGAGAAAGAGGGCGAGCTGGTCAGGGCCGATGAGGTGGCGAAGAAATGGGGCGAGGTGGTAGCTATTGCACGGACCAAGGTGATGGGCATTCCGAGCAAGGCGAAACAGCGAATCCCTGAGATCCCGGCGGATGCTTTTGTGGCGCTTGAGGAGATCGTCCGTGAGGCGCTAGAGGACCTGGCGGATGGCTGACATCAACGACTTGGTGCGCGGCGCTCTGGAGGGCTTTAAGCCACCGGAGAAATTGACGTTGAGCGAGTGGGCAGACAAGTTCGCGTTTCTGTCGGCAGAGAGTTCAGCAGAGGCCGGGCGGTGGCACACGCTGCCGTATCAGAAAGGAATGATGGACGCGGTGACTGATCCGAGCGTGGAGCAGATCACGGTGATGAAGTCCGCGCGGGTGGGATATACCAAGATGATCAACCACGCGATTGGGTTTCACATCCATCAGGATCCCTGCCCGATCATGGTGGTGCAGCCGACGGTTGAAGACGCCCAGGGCTACTCCAAGGAAGAGATTGCGCCAATGCTGCGCGATACGCCGTGCATCGCCGGGCTGGTAACGGAGGCCAAAGCGAAGGATGGCAGCAACACGATTTTGCAGAAGGGGTTTCCGGGCGGAACGTTGAGCCTGGTTGGGGCCAATAGCCCGCGAGGTTTCAGGCGGGTTAGCCGGCGGATCGTGTTGTTTGACGAGGTGGACGGCTACCCGGCGAGTGCTGGCACGGAGGGCGACCAGATCAAGCTCGGCATTCGGCGGACTGAGTACTACTGGAACCGCAAGATCATTGCGGGCAGCACGCCGACCGTGAAGGATTTCAGCCGCATCGAGCGGATGTTTGGCGAGTCAGACCAGCGGCGGTATTTCGTGCCGTGTCCGGATTGCGGGCATATGCAGTATTTGAAATGGCCGAACATTCGCTGGATTGACAACGACACGAGCACAGCGGCTTATGGCTGCGAGAGTTGCGGCGTTCTGATCCCGCACACGAAAAAGCGGTGGATGGTTGAGCGGGGCGAGTGGAGGCCAACGGCGCCTGGGAATGGCAAGCACGCTGGGTTTCATATTTGGGCGGCGTATAGCTACAGCCCCAACGCGACTTGGGCCAATTTGGTCGAGGAGTTTTTGGAGGCCAAATCAAACCCTGAGGCGTTGCGGGTTTGGATCAATACGGCGCTGGGTGAGACGTTCGAGGATGACTACGCGAGCAAGATTGGCGCCGAGGCGCTGCTGGAACGTTGCGAGCAGTACCAAGAGGGTTTACTGCCTGCTGGCGTGCTGGCGGTGACGATGGGCGTAGACGTGCAGGGCGGCGGCGGATCACTTGGGGAGAGATTGGCAATCAGCGTTTGGGGTTGGGGCCGTAACGAGGAGGCTTGGCTGATCCAGCACTTGGAGGTGGCTGGCGACCCGACGCGGGCAGAGGTGTGGAAACAGCTGGATAAGCTTGTGACAAAGGATTGGCCGCATGAACTGGGCGGCAGCTTGAAAGCTGATGTGGTGGCTGTGGACTCCGGCGGCCATGCGGTCTCGGAGGTCTACCAGTACGCGCGAGAGCGCAAGGCCCAAGGCGTGATTGCGATCAAGGGCCAAAGCCAGCGAAACAAACCACCGATTGGCAAGCCGAGCCGGGTTGACATCAACGCCAACGGGCGGACGTTGAAGAAAGGGGCCGTCCTATATCCCGTGGGGTCTGATACCTGCAAAACGACGTTGTTTGGCCGCTTAAAGCATGTAGAGCCAGGTGAGGGCTATTTGCATTTCCACGCAACAACGGGCGAGGAGTATTTCAAACAGCTGACGGCTGAAAAACAGGCGATCAAATTCAGAAATGGCTTTCCCGAACGGATCTGGGTCAAGAAACCAAATGCGCGAAACGAGGCTCTGGACACGTTGGTTTATTCCTACGCAGCGTTGCAGTTGCTCTACCGCAAATATGACCGCCGAACGATTTGGGATCAGCTTGAGCGCAGGCTCGAAGATTCCGAGAAGCCAAAGCTAAGATCAAGTAAGAAGCCGCAGGCCGCGGCCAGCAGCTTTGCGACTAACTGGTAGCCGTGGCGATTTCAATCCCAGCGCAAATCAGGGCCGGTGACACGGTCAAATGGCGCGTTGATGCAACGCAAGACAATTTGGGCAATGCCGTTGATAGCGGCACTTGGACGCTGACCTACTACCTAAGGACCAATACAGCAACCGAGGCTGCAACTGTTGTTGGCAGCGCTTATGGCGCCGGCTGGGAGTTGACACTTGCTGCGACCACAACGGCCGGATTTATTGCTGGCGATTGGTATTGGCAGGCGGTTGCAACGCATGGCAGCGAAAAGCTGACGCTGGGCGCTGGCAAATTAGAGGTGCTGGCTGCGCTTGAGTACAGCGGCACGCCTGTTGCTTATGACGGACGAACGCAGGCGCAGATTGATCTTGATGCTGTCCAGGCTGCAATCCGCAGCTTGATTAGCAATGGAGCCAAGCAGTACAGCATTGGCGGGCGGAGTTTTACCAAGCTCGATTTGCCTGACTTAATGCAGAGAGAAAGTACGCTTAAGGCTGAGGTAAAGCGCGAGCAGAAGGCTGCCTTGATCGCTAATGGTCTAGGCAATCCCCACAACCTGTTCGTGAGGTTCTGATGGGTCTGCGCACGCGACTATTTCGGGCTTTGGGGTATCAGCCCATTCGGCAACGTCGGCCGCGGCGTATGTATGAGGGGGCAACCATTAGCCGCTTGACCGCTGATTGGGTGGCTAGTGGCACGAGTGCCGACGCTGAAATTAATGGCAGCTTGAGCCGCCTGCGCAATCGTGCGCGGCAGTTAGTGCGTGACTCGGACTATGCGCGGCAGGCCAAGCGGGCGGTGGTGTCAAATGTGATTGGCACGGGCATCAGGATGCAGGCCCAGGTGCCAATGCAACGCGGCGGCCGCTTGGATGATCAGATCAACGGCGCCATTGAAATGGCGTGGAAGCGCTGGGGATACAAAGAGCATTGCGACGTGGCGGGCCGGCTGTGCTTTGCCGAGATCGAGCGCATGGCGATTGGCGCTATGTGCGAAAGCGGCGAGGTTTTTATCCGCATGATCCGGCAGCCGTTTGGCGGCGGCCAGGTGCCTTTTGCGCTGCAGATCATTGAATCTGATCAGCTGGACGAGACCTACAACGGTGTTAGCACCATCTCCGGCAACGAATGGCGCATGGGCGTCGAGGTTGATAAATGGGGCCGGCCTGTTCAGTACGCATTTCTGGCCAAACACCCTGGTGATGGTCCGTTCTCCGGTTCGCCCGGCAAGCGACACCTGATGCTTCCTGCTTCTGAGGTCATCCATTTGGCGATCTTGGAGCGTCCGGGCCAGACCCGCGGCGTTACGTGGTTTGCCTCTGCGATCAAGCGGATGCATCACCTGTCGGGCTATGAAGAGGCTGAGGTTGTGCGCGCACGGGCCAGTAGCGCGCTGATGGGTTTTATTACGTCGCCTGAGGGTGAGCTGGTAGGCGATGATGTGATTGACGGCGAGCGGGTTTCGTCGTTTGAGCCTGGCGTCTTTAAGTATCTGCAGCCGGGCGAGTCAGTCAGCGTGCCCAGCCTCGATGCGCCTGATGGGCAGTTTGAGCCGTTTTTGCGGGCGATGCTGCGGGCTGTTGCTGCTGGTATTGGCTGCAGCTATGAGTCGGTCAGCCGTGATTTCAGCCAGACCAACTACAGCAGCAGCCGGCTAGCGCTGTTGGAAGAACGGGAGCACTGGAAAACACTGCAGGATTACATGGTCAAGAATTTCCACCAGCCGGTCTATGCGGCATGGCTGGAAATGGCTGTGATGAGCGGCGCATTAAACCTGCCTTTGTACGAGGTGGAGCCCGATCGGTTTAAGCGCGTCAAGTGGGTGCCGCGTGCATGGGGCTGGGTTGATCCTCAGAAGGAAGTTGCCGCATACAAAGAGGCAATCCGCTGCGGTTTTAAAACGCTGTCTCAGGTTGTTGGTGAGCAAGGCGGCGATTTGGATGAATATTTGGCTGCTCGCAAAGCTGAGCTTGAAAAACTTGAAGAACTGGGCATCGCTGTTGACACCGACCCCAATGTGATGACGGCAGCCGGAAGCCTGCAACCCGCTGCGGCGGAATCGACCGATTTGCCTAGCCCTGATGTAGAAACGAGTTCTGAAGATGAGAACGGATAAGATTAAAGGAAAAGCTGGTTTGCCGATGGACACAACAGAGCTTGAGATTGAGCAGCAACCAAGCGCTGAGGTTTCTGCGGCTGATTCCGCTGAGGAACTGAATCTGCGCGATTTAGAAGGTAAGTATCAGCGTGCAGAGCTGACCACCTTTGACGAGGTGGAAGACCGGACTTATGAGTTTCCTTTTAGCTCTGAGTATCCGGTGGCGCGGTATTTCGGAAACGAAATTCTGAGCCATGACGAGAAAGCGGCTGACCTGGCCCGGTTGAACGACGCGGCTCCGCTGCTGTTCAACCACAACCCTGATCGCGTGATTGGGGTTGTCGAGCGCGCATACGTTGACGGTCAAAAACGCCGTGGCTATGTGCGCGTGCGGTTCAGCCGCAATCCGTTCGCCCAGGAAGTCCTAGGCGACGTGAAGGATGGCGTTCTTAGGAACGTCTCTTTCGGCTACTCCATCGACAAAATGGAGGAGCGTGGCGGTGGCGATTTTGTCGCTACTGCTTGGACCCCTTACGAGGTGTCCGTGGTTTCTGTGCCGGCTGATCCCTCTGTAGGGGTTGGCCGTTCCTTAGAGACCGACTCCAACGCTGCTCCGGCAGCACCTCAACCTGATCCCATTCCTGAAATGGAAAACACCACCCCTGATCTGGCAGTGGTGCGGGCCGAAGCCGCTGAGGCTGAGCGTTCCCGTATTGCTGGCATCTCTGCCCTGTGCGATAAGCACAACCTGGGCGACCTTGGCCGTCAACTGATCGAGTCCGGCCGCTCGATTGATGAAGCACGCGCAGCTGTCCTGGACCAGCTCGGCGCTAAGCCCATTGAAGCCGTTAAGCCGGTTGAGATGGATCAGCGCGAAGCTGCCAACTACAGCATTTCCGCAGGTATCAGCGCTGCCCTGAGCGGCGACTGGTCGTCCCGCGAAGCTGGCTTGGTTCGCGAGATCAGCCAAGAGGTTCAGCGCACTTCCGGCTTTAAGCAAGGCGGCAAGCGCAGCTTCTTTGTTCCTTTCTCGGCTCTAGCCAAGCGCGCCACCTACGTCACCTCTGGTGCGACCACCGGCGGCAATCTGGTCGCCACCGACCTGATGGCCGATGAGTTCATCGAGGCTCTTCGGAATGAGTCGATGATGCTGCGCATGGGCGTTCGCTCAATGACCGGCCTCGTCGGTGACGTGGCGATCCCCCGCCGCTCCGGTGTCGCTTCGACTTATTACCTGTCGACGGAAACCACTGCCATCACCCAATCGGAGTCCACCTTTGATCAGGTGACCCTGGCTCCCAAGAACCTCGCTGCACTATCCAAGTACAGCCGCCAGACCCTGCTGCAAGGCACTCCTGGCATCGAGGATCTGGTTCGTCGCGACCTGACCGACGGCATCAACCTGGGCATCGACCTGGGCATCCTGAACGGCTCCGGTTCCTCCGGCCAGCCCACCGGCATCCTG